GGTAAAGACGGCACGTTGTACGTACAGCAAGCAATCATGAAAGAAGTTTCCTTAGTCGAATCCCCTGCATTTAGCGATGCAGTTGTAACTAAGGTCGCAGCTAGCGAAAGCGAAGCGGCACAATCCACAAACCCAACAACAGAAAGTGAGTCTGTCGTGACGACTGCTCCAGAAACTGAAACACCTGTTGAGGCAACAGAGGAAGCTCCAGTAGTGGAAGCCGCCGCTCGCCCAACAATCAAAGCATCAGCACCATATTTCACATCACCTCGTTCACCAATTACTTCTATGGGTGGCTTCGCACTTCACTCAATCAAGGCACAGCTTGGCGATGAGGACTCTGCAATCTACATAAAAGCAGCAGCAGACTCAACTTCAACTAACCCAGCTTTTAATCCACAGCAGTACCTATCCAATATGTTTGTAAGTAATACAAACTTTGGAAGAGCGGCAGTGGATGCGTGTACGAAGGCAACCCTGCCTGGTTCAGGATTTACAATTAATGTGCCTTCGCTTATTACTCCAGGACAAACTGCTCCAACTGTTGCTCTAACAGCTGAGTCAGCTGGGCCATCAGACACAGGAATGACATCTGCATACCAGTCATACACAGTTTCAAAGTACGCTGGACAACAGACAATCTCACTAGAACTTATCGAGCGAAGCGATCCAATTTTCATGGATCAATTGATGATCCAGCTTGAAAGAGCTTACTTACTAGCAACAGATGCAGCAGTAATTGCAGCTCTTATAGCAGGCGGTACAGCAGCTACAGCAACAGCAAACTCAGCAGCTGGTTTGATTTCATTCTTATCAAAAGAATCAGCATCGACATATGCAGGCACAAGCTACTTCGCTAAAAACGTAGTAATCGGCTCAGGTACTTGGGCAGCTGCAATGGGTTACACAGACACAACTGGTCGCCCAATCTTCAACACAACTACTCCAATGAACTCAGCAGGACAGATCGGCAACTCATCTATCCGCGGAAACCTTCTAGGACTAGATGCTTATGTAGATGTCAATGCTGTAGCTACAGCAGGTGCTAATAACTCAGCATTTGTAATTGCTCCAGAAGCTGTAACTATCTTCGAGTCACCTACAGCGATGTTCTCAGTCAACGTAGTCGGATCAATGTCAGTTAACTTGGCAATCTACGGCTACATGGCTCCAGCAGTGCTACAGGCAAAGGGTGTACGTAAGTACCTCACAGTATAAAAACTAAGCCACTAGGCAGGGTTTCTACAGCCCTTGAAGCCCTGTCTAGTCTTTAGAAAGGAATGATCGTGGCAGCAACGTATGTAACTACAGCTGAACTCAAGGCTAACTTGGGTATTGGCTCTCTTTACGCTGACTCGATCGTTGAGGAAGTGTGTCAGACAGCTGAAGATCTCATCAATCAATATCTATGGTTTGACTCTTATCCAGTTGTCGGTGCAGGCATTTACAATAATGTCGGAATGGTGCTTCTATCTGCACCAGCTACTTATGTCACAGGTCAGACCGTGACTTTAAGTGGATGCGGCTCAACCTATAACGGCTCACGCACAATCACGGGAACGTATCCATATACAAACGGATCAGTGACACTCCCCTACTACATCAACTTTCCTTTTAATTATTTCCAATTTCCTCGAGGCTTCTCGATGATCCAATTCGCACTGACACATGCAGATGAAAATTATCATCAAGTAATTCCATACGGTAAGGCTTTAGGTGTTGATACTAAAGACACTACATACGCAACGACTCCAGCTGTTAGAGAAGCTGCTATGAACTTAGCGGTCGATATATGGCAAGCCCGTCAGCAGTCATCTATCGGCGGTGTTTCACCCGATTTCAGCCCATCGCCATACAGAATGGGCAACAGTCTAATCGGGCGTGTACGCGGTCTCTTAGCTCCTTATATGTCACCACGAAACATGGTGGGCTAATGACAACAGCGATCACAACGCTTCGTTCAACTTTGGCAACTGCCCTAACTAACGATGGGGTCTGGCAGGTCTTTTCCTTTCCGCCTGCCAGCCCTATCGCTAACTCAGTCATCATCTCTTGGGATGATCCAATGCTTGAGCCTCAAAACAATCAATATAACTCCATCGCTCCACAGGCCAACTTTCGCTTGACGATGGTTGTACCCCTATTTGATAACAATGGAAATCTCATTGATATTGAAAACTTTATTGTGGCGGTCTTTAACAAACTAGCTACATCAAATCTCAACATCAAGGTCGGAAGTGTCGCAGCTCCATCAGTCTCGCCTAACGAAACTGGTCAGATGCTCATGGCTGAAATGTCAATCTCAATACTAAGTAGCTGGGGATAACACATGACGATATACACAAAAGTGGAACAAGATTTTTTGGTCAAGATTGGCCAGATTACAAAGGGAGAAGCAATCGCCGCTCCATCAACTGAGGTAACGAAGGACGAGGTTAAGTAATGGCACTACCAAGCGCAGGCGGCGTGTTCTTTCAGAATAATGCTGGCTTCAAGATCGTTAATACAAGTGGTGGATCTACATACATCGACCTTACAGATCACGTCACTAGCATCACTGTTAACCGTACTTTCGATGAGCTAGATGTAACAGCTATGGGTCAGACTGGCCACGCTTTCATCGCTGGTCTGGAATCCTCAACTATCAGCATCGATTTCCTTAACGATGACTCGACATCTTCTGTCATGCAGACTCTTAATGCAGTCGTTGGTTATGTCGTACCTTTCAAGATCGCTCAGAGTGTTTCGGCTATTGGAGCCAACACTTCTACAGCAACTATCAGCGCAGCTAATCCGCTGTACTCAGGATCAGTCCTTGTCAACAAGTTAACTCCTGTGGCAGGCAAAATCGGAGACGTAGCTGTGCAAAGCCTGACCTTCACTGTTTCAGGTGCAGTCACTGTGGCCACATCAGGCACATGGTAAGAAACTAACAAAGGACAAATCATGGCTATCTTTTATCAGAATTATGCAGGGTTTAAGATCTCTGTTGACGGCACTACTTTCGTTGACTTAACAGATCACGTAACCTCACTAACAATCAATAAGACACTTGATGAGCTAGATACAAGTGCAATGGGTACAGGTGGACACACATTCATCGCAGGCCTTGAGTCATCAACTCTTTCAGTCGATTTCCTTAACGATGATGCAACTGCATCAGTCATGCAGACTCTTAACACTCTTGTCGGTACTAACGCCAAGTTTAAGGTTCTACAGACAACAGGTACAGCAATCAGTGCAACTAATCCTGTCTATACAGGACTCATTCTCGTTAACAAACTCACTCCAGTTGCAGGAAAGATTGGCGATGTAGCAGTACAGAGCTTGACCTTTACTGTCTCAGGAACTACTGCCACTGCCATTACTGGTACTTGGTAACTAACTAACAAAGGGGCTAACAATGGCAAAACTAACAATAACAAGGGCTAACGGAGACGTTACTGAGCATGAGATAACTCCAAGCATTGAATATGCTTTTGAGATTTATGCGAAGAAGGGTTTTGCTAAGGCTTTTGCAGAAGATCAAAAACAGAGTGACATCTTTTGGCTTGCTTGGAAGTGTTTGAGTAAGACAGAAGATGTGCCACTGTTCGGAGAAAAGTTTGTAGATAGTTTGGCTAAAGTCGAAGTCGGGTCATCTGGCCCAAACTCATAGAGCGCAATTCATTTACCTATCTCATAGCTCAACTATCAGTCAGGTTACAAATTGCGCCTAAAGACTTAATCGAACTAGATGCTGAGATGCTCAACGCGATCATCGACGTAATACAACAGGAAGCCAGGGATCAGGAAAATGCCAGTAGAAGTAAAAGGTCTCGCTGAGGTCTTAGCTGCTATGCGTAAGTTTGAGCCTGACCTTGCCAAGAATCTGAACAAAGAAATGCGCGCGGCAATGACTCCCATTCAAAAGGATGCACGCGGCCTAGTGCCTAATGGCATGACAGGGCTGACTAACTGGGAGTTTAAGACAACAGGTAAGAAGATCACAAAATCCTCGAGTGCTTTTGCTACTCGTGAGTTTCCTAAGTTTAATGCTGGGATCGTCAAGGCTGGCATCAAAATATCTACAGGCCGCACTAAGAAGAATAAACAAGGGTTTGCTACCTTCTATCGA